GGCCCTTATTGACCAAATCTTGTAGAATCTTCTCGCCACCGTTGTTGATGACCTGAGTGAGATTCGTGGAAACGCCATTGATGGCGGTGGAGGCAAGCGTATTTACATCGCTTGCGGGGGTAGCTTCAGCCCAAGGAAAGGCCATGGTAGGGAACTCCTATTGTTGTGTGGGTGTAATCGGAATCCCCCCGGTAGAACAAACTACTCTGCCTTATTCAGTGCGTTGAGAGGCACGCCGCCTTCTGGAATGTTCACAGCATTACCGTCCGACGAACGAGGCGGGTACAGAGATTGGACACCCCGGTCGGAGCCGGTTGGCGTTTCCGCCGGCGCATCTAATCCTGCCGCTCGCACGACCAAGGCAATCCCTTCCGGCGTCCGAATGGCGTCCGAGCGGAACGACTGCAAGGCAGCCGCAAACTTCTCGTACTCTTCGGAGTGGGGCAGAATCTTATGTTCCTTGGCCAAAGTCAGATGAAGCTGGTCGCGGGCTGCCGACTTAGCATCGGCGAGGTCGCGCTCAGACTTCAGTAAAGATTGAACATCCTCCTTGGTCATCGGAATGCCGTCCGCCTTTTTCTTGGCGAGGGCCTCGTTGACAGCCTTGGATTGTTGGCTTCTAGCGTACTCCTCAGCAACCTTACGGGCAGCTTCGGGGAGATCATCAAGAGTCCGGTACTCAGCTTCCACGGCCTCATCAATCTGGGTGGTGACAACCTTTTCTGGTGTCACGCCGTCTTGATCAGGGTCCCCTGTCTGCGTCGATTCGGTTGGTTTTTCGTCAGTCATGCGTAATGTTGTGGGCTGCCGGGGGCGGGTGCCTTGTGAGGTCCGCGAGGGCAGGTGCCAGCCTGGGCATTATAGTGCGCAGGCCAGGTCGTGTCAAGGCTTTTTATCGCGCTTTTTGGCCTCATTCATGGCTGCGGCCTTCTTCGTCTCGCTCTTCCAGGCACCCGTCTCAGCGCAGATATCGTGCTTGGCCATGATGCGGTGGGCGTCGAGATTGTTCTGCGGATAGGCGTCCGGGTGGGAGCTCGGCAGCGCAAGGATTCGTTTGCGTTTTTGGGGGTCGCGGGACTGGTAGCTCGGGGCCATGTGGCCAGGCGGGGGCTGTCCAGGTGCCGAGTTCGTGTAGTCCTCGCAAGACCAACAGTATTCGCGCGAGTCGTCCAGGTTGCCGTAGCGATTGGTCGGGACGCGCCCGCATTCAGTGCATTGGGAGCTCATCCGTCTAGTCGCTGCCTCCGTTTCAGCTCCCGATTGATGTACCACTTGGCTTTCTCTAAATCTTCGACCCCGCCCTTCAGGTCAGCTCGCCATAGGTATTTCATGGCGTTGCCCAGACAGAAGTTCAAGTGTTCCGTAACCTCGATACACTCAATGCCCGATGGGTGCTGGGTGTAGTGGGGCGGCCGATTGACCATAGCGTTGGGGAGATTACCCGCCAAGTGTCTGCCTCGTCTGGGCTGCTAGGGTGCCGACTGCGGCCGAGGCTGCGGTCTGGTTATCGAGCTGGCCCTCGGGCGAGACGCCTGGGACTGGCGAGAGGCGCGTGCCCTGGCTCGACTCCTTGTGCAAGAGTTGATGGCGCTGGAGCGCGTCCGAGACGATATCGACCTCGATAGTGCGCGAGGCGTCGCCGGCGGAACGCTCAAGGATTTTCTGGTAGCCCGTGATGAAGGCGGCATGGTTATCGTCCTGGAGCACAGGGATTGAGCCGCCCGTCTCGATGGCCTCGACATAGCGCGAGATGGGGTCAGCGGCCATGTCCATGAAGTCGTCCGCATCCTTCCAGCCCACGGCCTTGAGGAATCGGCGCAAGGATTCGTTCACCATGCGCATAGCATTCGGATTCTGGAGACTGGCGGCCGTGTTCGTGAGCGTGGTGAGCACAAGCATTTCGGTGTCGATCTTGCCCTGGCGCCCCTGGTTCTCGAACGCGACTGGATCGACGCGCAGATTCATGGGGGCCTCGAGCGGGTCGGGCACGCGAAGCTCTTTTACAAGGTCTCCGGCTTGTGGAATGCGGATGGTATCGCCGAACAGATCGCGCTGGTGCAGCATGAGGAGCCGGGCGCACTCAGACCAAAGGCGAGCTTGCGTCTTGATGGCGTCGGCGTTGCGGCGGCTTGAGGCGGCGACTAGGGCCGATGCCTCAGTGGCCGACTTCTCTGGGTTGACGGCAGAGCCTCTATCGAGCGGACCCACCCCCGTCACATCATCGAACAATGCAAGTTGGAGGTTAAGGGTGGCAATGAGGTCGGGCAGAGTGGAGTTCTGCTCGATAGGGCGCATCCGATTCGATACGCCGTTGGAGTCCATGGGGTCGAATACCGCCGGCAGATAGATGCGCTGGCCAGGCCGGGCATTGGCGACCATGTGGATGACCTTGCGCAAGGCTTCCTCATCATAGATGACGATGGAGTTTCCGTTCTGGACCTCCGCCTGAATCATCTGGAGAGTGACGCCGATGGAGCGCATGAGCGGGAGCCAGGAGAGGACTTCTGGCATCGGGACCGCTTCGTTCGGCGCAGGATCCAGGCCGCCGGCGATGGCCAGGACGGGGCCGCGCATGATTTGGGTGTGGACGTATTTGCCCAGCTCAGGATTGACCTTGCGCTTGTGCCAGATGTCGCCCTCGAGGCGGACATAAAGCGAGGCCGGGACTTGGGCGCCTGTGTGCCTGTCCGTATCCATGAAGAAGCCTGGATGATAGACCTCCGTGACCCCGACGAGAGACCAAGGCTCGGGTGCGTCCTCTGGCGTAGAATCAGATAAAAGAATATCTTGTACGGACTTATCTAGGCTGCCGAACTGGACCGAATATGTATACCACTGGAAGCGATTGAGATAGGGCTCATAGCCGCAATGCGACGACTCGATGGCCTCGAAGCCGAAGCTCTGGGTCGGATGCTCGGCCGCATGATTGGTCTTGAGCACAAGTCCAACATAAGACTGCGTTGGGAGCAGGAAGGCGACGCGCTCCATCACATCCTCGATGTTCGAGGAGGGGAGCAGCGAATCGAAGATATCCTGCTGGTTCTCAGTGAGCCGGACGGCCCCATCAGTGATGGCCGTGGCCTGGAGCCGGGGGATGCCCGGCGTGGTGGCTGTGACGCGCTGCCGGATGCGGCTCAGGATAAGGTTGGCGCCGACCTTGGGCAGGCGGACATCGGCGGCCGACGTATCGTTCGAGAAGCCTGACGAGATATCGAAGCTGGCGCCCAGATTGATTTCGGTCGGGTCGCCGCTCCCAGTAGCGAAGATAGGTGCAAGGCCGGCGCCCGTGGACGGATCGCGGCCCGAATACATGTCGGCGAACAGGCGATTCCAGGACTGGAGCGCCTGGCTGGTCTCCTTCAGCGACTCCTGGACGGCGGCCTTGAGGGCGTCGGCCTCGGTCTCTGTGAGCTCGTATTGGGGGAGTTTGGGGGTCGGCATTATTGTTCTAACCTATCGGCAATCTGCTGGGCGACCAGCTCATCGAAACCATCCTTCATCGCCTGGACCTGGGCCGCGACTGTGTTGTTGCGCAGGTTCGGTTGGACGCCGTCGGGGATTTCACTAGGGACGACGATGGCCTCGACTCCGCCGAGAGCTTCTGATTCGGCCTTGGTCGCGGGTCGGCTCAAGTAAATGGTTCGACCGACGAGGCGGGTGCGGTATTGGGTCATGGGACAGAGTGCATTATAGTGCGCATTCAGGGCAAGGTCAAGCGAAATACCATCAATCTAGCCAGGAACCGACGCCTGTATCGCCCATCCGCTCCAGAATGCCTGGGATGTGGGCGAAGTTGCCAACATGCTGATGTGGGGCGGGGTCCCCGGCATTGCCCAAGGGGAGGGGGCCCCGGCGCTCGAGATGGCTGGCGAGGAGCGCGAGGGCTGCCGGCAAATCATCGTGGGCCGCCTTCGGATACTGGACCAGGCGCGACTCGAGGAGCTGTTGGCCGGGATAGCCGACTGGGGCGAAGCGCAAGAGCCCAGTCCGCAGCGCGGTCGGGAAGCTGGAGAGCCGCATGTCCAAGGATTTGCCCGGAATCCGCTGGCGCCGGATGCGGGCGGCCTGGACGCGGCCCCTGTCTCGGAGCCAGGGCTTGAAGACGGACGAGAAGACCACCTCCTCAATCCAGATGGACTGGACGCGGTTCGCCAGCTCCTCCATGCGCTCGACGACGACATCCGCATTTCCTGCCAGCTCCTCGGCCCAATGGGGGATGAATACGTTCTGGTCAGGGTTCGCGTCCGGAGACTGGAGATCGGGCGGGAGCGACCCGTTCGGGGCCACACGGACGATGATGAGACCGTTCTTATCGTTACTGGTCCCTGTTGCGACGGCGACAGGATCGACCAAGAGAATATCCTGCCCAGCCGGGAGCGCAACATCATGCGGCCAACGATTGCGCTCTATCTCGGACTGAGTGAACAGGGCAGCCTCGCCGACCGAGGGCTCGCAGAGATACTGCATCGAGAAGAACTCCTCGGTCACTTCCTCAT